TCATTCTTTGCAGGGTTGCTTACACATTATTTATTTAATAGAGATTAAGATGCCTAAACCAAAAGCAGGAGAAACAAGAAAAGATTTTATGATGAGGTGTGTACCTGAAGTCATAAAAGAAGGTAAACCAAAAGAACAAGCAATAGCAATATGTAGTAGTTATTATGATAAAAGCAATAGTTAATATAGTAACAGCATTAATTGGTTTATTGTTAACACCAATATGGTTGCCAGCAAGTTTAATAATTTACATAATAAAAAAATGGCAAAGAAAAGAACACTAAATGAATTAAGACAAACTAAAGAGGTTTATGACCATCCTTATGAACCTGTAGTAAATGGTATTAAATATCTATGTGCTATCTATCCTAATAATGCAGATTTAGGTGCAGCAGTAAGAGAACACTTTCAAATACATCAGAATGAACTCTAATAAAAAAGGCAAAAGGTTTGAACTTAAAGTAGCCAAATATCTTGCAGAAAAACTTGATGCTAATATTAGAAGAACACCTAATAGTGGTGGGCTAAGTATGAAAGGTGATATACTCTGCATTGATGATCAATCTATACTATCTGAGTTTAATTGGGAATGTAAAAACCAAGAAAAGCTAAACATTTGGAAAGCACTTGATCAAAGCAGGAATGATTGTTTAGGTAATGCAAAAATTCCTGTAGTCTGCTTCACCAAAAACCATGAAAGAGATTACATAGCACTTGAGTTAGATGACTTTGTTAATTTACTTATAGAAATTGAAGAAGGTAGACAAAAATAACCTTTTAGAACATTTAGCATTATTTCACAATAACTATTGTGAGATTGCTAAAAATTTATTATATAAGAAAGACAAGAAAGCAGTACAAGATATAGTACAAGAAATGTACATTAAACTATATGACCAAGTAGAAGAAGGCAAAATAGAAATACAACAACTAATAATAAATGATAAACCACACTTTGGAATTATTAAAAGAACTTTATTACGAATCATACAGCATACAGCTAACAATGAAAACAAATTACCAAAGGATGAAAATGCAACTATCAAAAACATAATACAAGAAGATGAATACAACATAGAAGAGTTTAATAATAAAGTAATAGAAATATTAAATGGTATGTATTGGTTTGATAGAAAACTATTCACACTATATGTTAAGCAATTTAACAGCATAAGAAAGTTGGCAAAGGAAACAAGGTTAGGACATGTAACTGTATACAACACAATTAAAAGAGCAAAGAAAAACATAAAAAAAAAATTATATGAAAAGTAAATCAAAAGGTTTGGGTGACTCAATTGAAAAGTTTACTACTAAGACAGGAATTAAAAAAGCTACTAATTACATATTTGATAAGTTAGGTATGGATTGTGGCTGTGAAGCACGCAAGGAAAGATTAAATAAATTATTTCCTTACTCTAAACCAGAGTGCTTAACTGAAGAAGAGTACATGACATTAAAAGCAATATTTAAACACATCAACAATAGAATAGGAGCAACAGAACAATCAGCACTATTAAAAATATATAATAGAATCTTTCATGACAAAAGACAAATGTCTACTTGTAGTTCATGCGTTAAAGAATTAGTAGAAGTAATGAGAAAACTATTTAATGAATATGAATATGAACAAGAAACACAAGCTGAAGAAAATAGCTGAAGATAAATTAATTGAGTATCTTAATGAAAATGAGGAAGATATAAAATACAGAACAAATACAGAACAAAATCATGAGCAAAGAAGACCTAATACCATTTAAAAAAGGTCAGTCAGGAAATCCAGCTGGCAGACCAAAAGGAAGTAAGAATAGAAGCACTATAATTAGAGAGATGCTTGACATGATGGTGCAAGTAAAAGATGACAATGGTGATGAGGTTTGGCAAAGCAATGAATATAGAATGGTGCAAGCTATACTAACTAAAGCTATTGAAAAGCAAGATGTAGCTGCATTTAATTCTATTATGGATAATGTATATGGCAAGTTAAAAGATACTGTTGACATGAACACAACAGAACAAGTAAACCATGACTTCAGAAAACTCATTGCAGGAATTAAAGCTACACAATAAGTATTTAGTACTTGATGAATCTAAAGCAAGGTACTTTATCATCACAGGTGGTAGAGGTAGTGGTAAATCATTTGCTATTAATACTATACTGCTACTACTAACTTATCAAGCAGGACATACTATACTATTCACAAGATATACACTTAGATCAGCAGCAATATCTATTATACCAGAGTTCAAAGAAAAGATAGAGTTGTTAGATAAGTTAGATGATTTTAGAATAACAAGAGATGAAATCATTAACAGGGGTAATGGCAGCAAGATAATATTCAGAGGTATTAAAACCTCATCAGGAGACCAAACAGCTAACCTTAAATCATTGCAGGGTATTACTACATGGGTTATGGATGAAGCAGAAGAACTAACTGATGAAGATACATTTGACAAGATAGATTTAAGTGTTAGAAACAAAGCACAAGAGAATAGAATAATACTAATACTAAACCCAACTACTAAAGAACATTTTATATATCAAAGGTGGTATGAAGCAAGAGGAGTACAAGCTGGTAGTAATATTACAAAGGATGATACTACTTACATACACACAACTTATTTAGACAACAAAGATAATCTTAGCAAAAGCTACATTGAGCAGATAGAGCAGATGAAGCAAAGAAGACCAGATAGATACAAGCACACTATACAGGGTTCATGGTTAGATAAAGCAGAGGGTGTAATATATTCTAATTGGTCTATTGGTGAATTTAAGTTTGTTAACAAAGTTGTTTATGGTCAGGATTATGGATTTAGTAATGATCCAAGTACATTAGTTAAAACAAGCATAGACAAAGAGAATAAAATAATATATGTAAAGTTATGTTTCTACCAAGCTAAGTTAACAACAAGTGAGTTAGCACAATTAAATGTAAAGTATGCAGCTAATGATTTAATAGTTGGTGATAGTGCTGAACCAAGATTAATAAATGAGTTAAGCAGACATTGCAATATAGTACCAGCTATCAAAGGACAGGGTTCAGTTACTTATGGTATTAGTATGATACAAGATTATGATTTAGTAATAGATAGTGATAGTACAGATCTAATTAAAGAACTTAACAACTATGTGTGGTTAGAAAGAAAATCACAAACACCAGTAGACAACTACAACCATGCACTTGATGCTTTGAGATATGCAGTTAGTTATCAGCTACAAAGTGGTGGTGATTACTATATTTATTAAGCATGGCTTAAGCACCCCTTAAGCATTAAGATAAGATAAGAAAAGAAAAGATATAGAAAAAAAAGTTGTAAAATGTTTTGTAATTAAATAATTATATTTATATTTGAATCATAATTATGAAAAAGTAGTTATTTAAGTTGAATTGCTAACAACTATCCAATATAACAACTTAGGTATAATGCAAATATTTAAGGGAGAATAAATAACGAAATAAACAGACAAGAACAACAGGCAGTTGAGCAAGAACAACAGGCAGTTGAACAAAAACAAAAGGTCATCTTTTTAAGGTGGCTTTTTTTTTATATTTGTACATAACACTTAGCACTTTTTTTTACATTATATATATATGAAAGTAACAATCAAAGTACCTGAATCATTAAGTGAAATAACACTAAGACAATACCAGAAGTGGTTAAAGATTAGTGAAAAGAATCAAGATGATAATTTTTTAAAGCAGAAGATGATTGAAATCTTTTGTAACATACCATTAAAAAATGTATTGCAAATAAAGGCAACACATATAGATACTATTGCTAATAGTATAAATAACCTATTTAAAGAAGAACCTAAATTTATAGATAAGTTTACATACAAAGGAATTAAATTTGGTTTTATACCAAAACTTGATGAAATTACATTTGGTGAATATGTTGATTTAGATACTTACTTACCTGACTGGAATTTAATTCATAAAGCAATGAATGTTTTATACAGACCAATAACATTAGAAAAGAAGAACAGGTATTTAATAGAAGATTATGAAGGTGCTGATGTTTATGATCTAAAAGAAGTAAGTTTAGATATTGTTTTTAGTAGCATTGTTTTTTTTTACAATTTAAGAAAAGAATTGCTGAAACATATCATGAACTATTTAGCAAAGCAAAAGAACTTCAATCTGCCACAGCATCTGAAAGCTTTTCTGAAAAATGGGGGTGGTATCAGTCAGTATATGGATTGGCACAAGGTGATGTCAGGAGGTTTAATGAAATTACCAATATGAAATTACACACATGTTTACAATACTTAGCATTTGAAAAAGATAAGCAAGAGTTAGAAAAAAAGATGTTTAAAATAAAGAAATGACAAGAGAACTAATATTAGAGAAACTTATGGAACATGAATTAGTAGATAAGCATGAGTATGTAATATTAGCAGATGGGTTTGAAGATGCATTTATGGGTGTTACAACTAATAAACCAATTAGAGCAGTATACAACTACTGGAAGTGTTTAGATTTATTAATGAAAGATGAAGATGCTGACTTTGATGAATCAATAGATTGGTTAGATGAATTTATTAAAGAAGATTTAGGAAAGCATGCACCATTATATATAAAATCAATATGAAAAGTTTTTACAAAGTTATAGATAGTATTAGAGATGTAGTTAAAGCAGAACCATTTAACCATGAAGTTACTTTTGGTGATATTGCTGACATTGATCTAAAGAAGCAGTCATTGTTTCCATTATGTCATATCATGGTAAATAGTGCAACAATACAAAACAACTATGTAGTACATAACATGACTATTTTTGTTATGGACTTAGTAGACATAAGCAATGAACAAACAAGAGATTATTTTCTTGGCAATGACAACAGGCAAGATATACTAAACACACAGCTTGCACTTGCTACAAGAGTGATAAGAAGATTACAAAAAGCAGATACATATAGAGATGGTTTTGAATTAATTAATGATGCTACTTGTGAACCATTCACAGAAAGATTTGACAACATGTTAGCTGGTTGGGCAGTAACATTTGACATAGGTACAACTACTGAAATGACTTATTGCTAATGGGAAAGTTTGAAGAAGCATTAGAGAAGTATGCAAAGTATGTAATCAAAGAATCACGTGCTAACCTTACACGTAAAGGTAACAAAGCAAGTGGAAGGCTTTACCAGAGTTTAGGATACAAAATACAGGGTAGTAAAATAAAATTTGAAGGTGAAGAATATGGTTTATACCAAGATCAGGGTGTAAAAGGTGCAGAAGGTTATTATGCAGACCAAGCAACATCATCAAGTCCATTTAAGTATAGAAGCAAAATGCCACCAAGTAGAGCATTTGATAAATGGATTAAGAAAAAAGGCATTAAAGGTAGAGATAAAAAAACTGGAAGATTTATAACTGATAAATCATTAAGTTATTTACTTGCAAGAAGTATATACAAAAAAGGAATTAGAGCTACTTTATTTTTCACCAAGCCATTTGAAAGAGGTCAAGAATTATATGGTGAAGAATGGGCAGCTGCATTTATAGAAGATAATTTAACAATATGAGTACAATAATAAGAACAAGAAGTCCATTTTTTATTAGGACAACAAATGAAACAGATGTAAATCTAAGTTACTTTCAAATAGTAATTACTATTCATGGTGGAGTAAGTGGTTCTTCTACAATATGTGATGACCTTTATGCACAATTCACATTAAAGAAAAAAATACTTGGTACAGAAAACTCTGTAACATTTGAAATAAGTGAAATAGTTAATGACCATCTAATACAAACATTTAATGGTACTTATTCAACAAGTGCAAGAACACAATCTGTTTGGGTTGATGTATCTACAACAGCAAGAGAATCTGATGGAACTATAATAGGAAGTGCAACAAACACAACATACTTAGCACAAGAGGGATTTAACAAATTTAAAGAGGGTGTTAACTATACTACAGAACCAATAGCCATGATTAGTGCTGATTACTTAGAGTATCATAAAGGCAGTTTTATCACTCTTCCTATTAATGGTGAAAGAGTAACAAGATTGACTTGGAAGCTAAATGGAAGCACAATAACAACTCTTAACTTTACTGACAATGGCAATCAGAATCAAAAAATTAAATATGGTTCAGTAAACACAGCAGCACAAAGCTATGATGAGGTTATAGTAACTTATGACACCTCATCTACTAAATCAATAACACTTAAAGAAATATCTGAATGCAAGTATGAGGTATTTAAATTAACATTCTTAAATAGATGGGGTGCTTTACAAGATATATTCTTTTTTAAGAAATCTACTGAAAGTTTAGATACAAGAAGTGAGCAATACAATAGAAGTATATTTAAAGCAAGAGATGTTTCATTAGAACCACCTGAAGAGGGAGAAGATTGTACTGAAACAGTAACATTTAATTCTTATTCTACTACAGCACATGCTAAGAAAACATTTAATGTAAATGGTACAGAATCAATAACACTAAATAGTGGCTTTGTTAGTGAAACAGGAAATGTATATTTTGAAGAGTTAATGGTTAGTGAAAACATTTGGCTAACTGATGCAGATGGTGTTGTATATCCAGTAAACTTAAAGGATTCCAACTTTGTTTATAAGACAGGGTTAAATGATAGAATGATAAACTACACTATGAATTTTGAAATGGCATTTGATTTAGTAAATAACATTAGATAATGCAAAAGATTATACTATATATACAACCTCAACTAAGAACAACTACTACTGCACAGGATTATGTAAGGGTTGATTTAATGGAAGAGGATTTAATCACACTTACACAGGTAATACAAGATGTTAAAAGCATTGACAAAGTATTTACTGATTATAGTAGAACATTCAACTTGCCTGCAAGTAAAACAAATAACAAAATATTTAAGTATTGGTACAACCCTGA